GCAACGTTAATTCCACGAACAGGTAAATCAAGCTCGGTGAGACGGTCAACGACACCAGCACCAAGGCCGATACTATCGACGAGTATTTCGACTGGCCTATCTGACCACGTAGTTGTTTCGTATTCATTTAAGATAATCCCGCACATTTCCATCAAATCTTTATTTCGCCACGATTTGATAGGCTCAGTTACCACATTCCCTTTTCTCTTGCAAAGGGCAGATTTATCAGTGCCAAAACGCGCCACATCCAGCCCCCAAACAACAGGTGTTGTCTCTGCTGGCACTTGGTCACGCTCTGCTGCTGACTGCAAAAGATGAAGCGGAATAACCACATCATCATCTGCCTCAGGCCATTCGCCCAAAACACGCACACGATAGATATTGCTGTCCTCACCATACTTTGTCTTCATATCCTCAATGAACTTCGGGCCGACCTGAGAGCTATCAGATGAGGCAACCTTCATTGTGAAGAAGCTGTCTTTCATTTTATTAAAGGCTTCATAGAAGTAGCCAGACGTACGGGTGGGGTTTCCCGTCATAACTGTCTTAGCGCCTTCTGTAGACATAGCACCCTCACCAACCTCAAAGATGATGTCGTCCACGCCAGAGGCCTCATCTACGAGGAATAGCATATTGGGGCTGTGAAACCCTTGCAGGGCTTCTGGTGTCTCTCTACGCGCCGTACGAGCCACAGCAAAGCTGTCCTGACCAGCAAGCTCAACCTTCGCGGATGTGACCTCAATAAGCTCTTTCAAGCCATCAGGCATACGACGATGCCACTTGGCGACCTCTGCCCATAGAATATCGGATAGCTGACTAGCGGTGTTTGCTGTGCAAGCAATACGGGATGGGGAGCGGGTTAAAACCCACCACAATATGAGCCAAGATAGAAATGCAGTTTTACCGATACCGTGACCAGACCTGATAGCCACCCTGTCATTGTCACGCACAGCATATAATGCCTTCTCCTGCCATTCCTCTGGCTCCGCGCCAAGCACGCCCTTAACGAATAAAACAGGGTCTAGCGCAATAGCAAGCATAAGCTCGCTTACATCTAAATTCTCTTTTCCCATATCTTCTCCTTTTAGTAGTGGGGCGAGCCGAAAGGGAATAAAGCCCGCCCCACATTCGGGAGCGTCAAAGGAGGAGTACGCTCAACCGAAACCCTTACTCCTCTTTTTTCATATATACACGATTTGAACCTGTCTGCAAGAAGGTGTTGCATTTTTGTCACAGTGTTTATCGGTATCATTTGATGACACTTCCATAGGACAGCGTGTCCATATGTTTTTGGCGAATTTAAGACAGCGTGTCGTATTAGTAGGGACAGAGTGTCCTATAAATATATCAAGAATATATCAGTCTATATAGTCTTTATAGGACAGAGTGTCTTAAATACGGGAAATGTATTGCATCAGAAAAAATAAGAAAAAATTTTTATGGGGGTATAGGGGTGTGTTTTTTAGAAAGCAGGGGGGGGTCTGTGGTATAAGGGTCACGTTATTTGGATACTATACAAATATAACCTGCCCCCGCGAGAAATTTTCGGGGGGGTATTTTTGCAACACTATAAAAAATAATTCTATTCCGTATCTTTATCTATTGACTGGTGCATAAATGTCACGGGAACATTTGGGGAACATCAGTCCTCATCTACAGGCTCAGCGTCGATTACCTTGGCGCGATTTGAAGCCATCACCGCCTGCACATTGGCAAGCGCGTCCGCTATGGAATCGCTGGCTGTTACTTCTATGTTCAAATCAAGTGGCGTGTATTTGCTTATGATTGCCAGCATGGCTTCTGGCTTATCTTCGCATAATCTGTTGGCGATAATCTCTGCAAGTGACGTGCCACGCTTTTCAAGAATAGTCATGCTCTGTTCTATTTGTCTGACAACGTATCCACCAAGTTGTCTGCCATTGCTTCCCGTGCTGCCTTTTGGCCTTCCTAAAGGCTTGCCATTTTTAGAAACTTTGCCCATTTTCTTTAATCCTCAACACCTTTGATTTCATTGAATTTTTCCTTGCCTTTTTCATAGCATAAAAAAAGATTAAAAAAAGCATAAAAAAAACGACCTCCACAGAAGCCCCGTAAATGCCCTCGAAGCATACCCCGTGTATGATTGCACCTAAAAACGCAAAAACGCCCCTACGGGCAAATTTGACACCATAGCGTCGATTTGGGTATTTTCGACCATATCCGCGCCGCATAAGATAAGATAAAAAAGCACTTTTTATGTTTAAACGCTTGCAAATCCCTGCGCTATATGCTCAGATGACATTGCAGGCAATACCGCCAGCATTAAACGAAAAGGGAAACACAATGAAAAAGGCACATTTTGACTTGATAAACCACGCTATCGAAAAGGGTTTTTCAATAACGGTGGACTGGGGCGAAGACGATAACGAAGCCGTAAAGTCTAAAAACATAAGAGAGGTAAAAGAGGCGGCGGAGGCTTGCGACGATTGCCATCTTGTTTTCCATGACAATGAAAACAAAGCTCAAGGCTGGGCTTATATTGTCCTTGGAAATGATGGCGGCGACGAAGTGTCTGACTATTCGATGACGCCTTGGCTCGACGATTGGGCACATACGTTCTGGAAATAGACTAGACAATGAGCGGATGCGCTGGCATTGCTGGCGCATCTACTGATTGCCTAGCAATCAAAACCCGCAATGATGCGGCAAACGAAAAGGAAATTGAAAACATGACCAAAGAAAACTTTTATTGCAAATTCGACATTTACGCCGTGGACGACCAATCTAAGCCAGAAGATACTCGCCACGTTATGAGCGTCACCGCTTCCACTGAGGCTGATTGGCTAATGTGGGACAACGCGTGCAAGAAGACCGAAGGTCTGTTTATTGACAGCGACTATGCTGAATTGTCAGACTGGGCATGTGAAATGCACCGTCAACGCGATATAGCCAACGGCGTTCGGCAATTTCAATATTCAGAAGGGGTGTAATCGGCATAGCAATAATCTGACGCGCTGGCGTTGCTGGCGCGTCTAATGATTGCTAGGCAATAACGCCACAATCAAACACAGAAAAGGAAAAGACCATGCAAAATAAAGTATATGTGGGAACATACGCAAAATATAACGCGGGAAGCATTGCGGGGGCTTGGCTCAACATTGCGGACTATGAGGACAAGGACGCATTTTTTGAGGCTTGTCGCAAGCTACACAGCGACGAACAAGACCCTGAGATTATGTTTCAAGACTGGGAAGGCTTGGCAAGCGCGGCGGTTTCTGAATGTGATATTGAGGACGTGGCTTTTGAGCTTGCAAACCTAGACGAACACGAACTAGAAGCGGTCGAGGCTTTTATAGCGGTCACTGGGTGCGGACTGGAGGAATCCATAGAAACCGCGCTTGATGGTCACGGGTGCTATGATAGCCCGACTGAATGGGCTGAAAATGAGCTTGAGGCTTGCGGTGATGTGCCGTCTCACTTGTGGGGATATATTGACCTTGAAAGTTACGCGCGGGATAATCTGCCTTCAACTAGCGGTTATCATAACGGCACATTTTGGGTCTTTTGGAATTAACAGTCTGACAGGCTGGCCTATGGTTGGCCTGTCTAGCGGTTAATTATGACCGATTAGAAAGGGTAAAGATTATGAAAATGACTCAAAAACTATTTGAGCGCTTTGAGGAGGCAATAAATAGAACAGTTAGAGATTATGGCTCCGCACCAATATTAGCGCATCGGCAAAACGTCCCCTTTGCAGGTGACCAATTCAACGCCTTTTGCTGGTCTATTTATAAGGCGACGAATAAGCGTGAAGGATTCACGCTTGGCGATGCGGCCTATGACGAGGGCTTAAACGATAGCCATATGCTAACCGCTATTAAAAAGATTCTCGCAGATTATAAGGAGGCTTAAACCATGACCAGAACGGGAAAGATATTCGAAACAATCAAGGACATTGCCGCGCTTGCTTGCACGATTGCAATGATGGGGCTGATTTATGTCATATTCTAAGCAAACGCAGAGGCTGTATGTTATGCAGGAAGCGTTTACACACTTTCAAAAGACCGACACACGGCAGGGGCGGCGTATATTCGCGCTCACCCTGCACGGCACGATGAGAGAGCAAGGCGCGTTGCGGCTTGCGTGGTTAAACATTAAACAGATGATTGAACGACTAACAGAAGGGGAAAAATCATGACTGATAAAATTGTTGACACACTGGAAAACCTGATTGCACTGAATGAGGCGCAAGCACCGCTTGAAGATATTGACGCCGCAGTCATTGAGGCGCGGCGCGTGCTGGATGATTTCCTCAAAGATAGCGG